TGATTGAGGATTTTTAATGAAAAATATGTATGAAGTTTTTGACGAATTTGAATTGGCTAAAAACAAAAAAGAACGAATGTCTGTAATTGAAAGAAATTTGAGTAAAACCTTAGTTCAAGTTTTGGAATTGGCATTTCATCCTCAATACCAATGGTTGAATCATGAAATTCCACAAGGATATCAGATAAAATCTATTCCTGCTGGAATGGGTTATGCTCAACTTTCAACCGAGATCCGTAAATTGTATATGTTCCGCCGTGGTGATCCGACTGCTGAGAAATTGACACCAAAAAAGCGTGAACAACTATTGGTTGAATATTTACAAAATTTAGAACCAAGAGAAGCTGAAGTTGTTATTGGTATTTTCAATAAAGACTTGGGTGTTACTGGTTTAGATTACAAATTTGTTAAAGAAGCATTCCCGGCGATGTTGCCATAATAAGGAGTTAGTAAGTGCCAAAATATGTAGAAAAGTTTCGCAAGGAAAAAGACTACAACGATGATTATGCATTTAAAGCAAATACATATGACCGTAAACAGCGAGACAAACAAAGAGAATCAAAAAAACAGGCAAAACATTTTGATTCATATGATTACGACTGGTATCAAGAAAGTCGTAAGCACAGAAAATGATGTTGTAAAAAAACAACACTCGGCTTGACAAAAACTGGAATCTCCGTATAATACAAGACTTGTATGGAGATTTTATGTTTATTCACGGTAGTATTCCCAAATCTAAAAAACGCAAAGTTCCTAAGGCTCAACAGGCTCAGTATGACGCATGGTTAAAATCCATCGAGGATATGAAACCCAAGTCACTGAGTAAATTTACTCAGCGTACCGAAATCAAAAGTCCTGTTGTTACAGGCGTTTTTGTTCGGGAAACTCGTAAAATCGAATCTTTGAATACAGGACTCGGCGTTGCCACAAAATCTGCACCAAAAGTCTATACAGGAACCGCAATGAAAGGTATTGCAACCATGCATAAGAGCAATGCAGTGCCGGTTTTTACGGATGAACAAGCAAAAGACATTTCAAACATGAGGCGATAATGAAAAAACTCAATTTTACAGTAAAACTACAACGTCCGGTGTGTCGAACACCAATCAAACCAGTGCAAGCACACAAAAATGCTGCAAAATATTCACGTAAACTGAAACATCCAACAAAAAGTCTGGAGAATTGATTATATGCAAACACAAAATGATGACCGAAAGCCGGAAACACTGAAGATTGACCAAGATGCAGTAAAAAGTCTTATAGAAGTCACTAAAATGTGGGCCAATCTCACTCAATTTGAGCAGGACCAAGAAAATTATGCAAAACTTAAACATCAATATGAATAACCGTTCTTGGCCAGCAATTATTGAAGAAGCCGAAGACGGATCCGGAGACGGAATTCTGACTTTTCCTCCAGAACTGATTGAAATTACTGGATGGGTAGAAGGAACCAAATTAAACCTTGAAGTAAAAGACGGTTGCCTCTACATTACTGAAATTTAGTTGTAAAATTACAACACCACTTGACAAAACCTAGAATTATTGTATAATAGATACATATTCATTAGGACTTATTATGTTACTTACTCAATCCAAGTCACTTTTGGCCAAACTTATGGCCACCGAAAATCTCCACATTGAACAACGCAACGTTTCTACTGCATCCTTTGATGTTCAGAATCGTGTTTTGACTATTCCTGTTCTAAACAAAGACATTACCAACGACCAATACGACCTTTTCATTGGTCATGAAGTTGGCCACGCACTTTTTACTCCTCTGGACGGTCTCAAAAAGGCATTTGATGAAAAAATGTCTATGTCCGTGCTGAATGTTGTTGAAGATTCTCGCATCGAACGCAAAATCAAGTCAAAATATCCTGGTTTGCGTCAGTCCTTCATTCGTGCATACAAGGATTTGCTCGAAAAAGACTTTTTTGGTACTCAAGGTGAAGACCTGAACAAGCTTAATTTCATTGACCGCATCAATTTGTATTGCAAAGGCGGTGTTGACCTTGGTATTTTGTTCACCGATGAAGAAAAACTCATCTTGAATGAAGTGGAAAACACTGTAACCTATGATGATGTCATCCGTGTCGCTAAAAAAATCTGTGACAACATGACGGAAGAAGAAAAAAAACAGGCTAGCCGTCCAAATACTGAAGAATATGTGTATGACGAAGACGGAAATGAAATGGAATCCGACTCAACTGAAGAAAATGTTGACCGTGGTTCAAAAACTGAACAAAATGCTGACGGAAAAGAGTCAACAAATAATGATGAATCTGGTGGTTCAAATTCGGATGCATCGGATGACAATCAAAGCAACCATGGTGATGTAAAAGGTGCTTCTGGTCATGCTGGTGCAAACACAAATAAACCTGTTTCACACACCGATGAAGCATTCCGCAGGAATGAACACAAATTGTTCTCAAATGATGGTCGGAAATATGCATACGGTAATGTTCCCAAGTTGATTCTTGACGAAATTATTGTTGACCATAAGGTTTTGTGGAATCGTTATCGTTTGGATGTGCAAACCAAAGTTGACCATGCCAAATGGGTCAACGGTGGTTATGAATTGCCTGATGGTCGCAATGGTGCCGATAAAAAGGCCTATCAAAAGTTGCGTGAAGAATCGAAGAAAGTTGTTGGTTACTTGGTAAAAGAATTTGAACTGCGTAAAAATGCGGATCAAATGAAACGTGCATCCGTTGCCAAAACTGGTGAATTGAATATGTCTAAAATCTATTCTTATGGTTTTAGTGAAGATATCTTCAAAAAGATTTCAGTTGTGCCTAATGGTAAGTCTCACGGTTTGGTTATGTTCATTGACTGGTCTGGTTCAATGCACAACCACATTGATAACACTATCCGTCAATTGTTGAATCTGGTTATGTTCTGTAAGAAAGTTAACATTCCTTATGATGTTTATGCTTTCACGCAAGCATACGACAAGAATACCCGTGTTCATCCTAAGAAAGATGACATGGTATTGGGTGAATTCTCTTTGATGAATCTGTTGTCTAGCCGTATGTCTGCAAGTGAATATTCATATGCTGCTTCCGCTTTGTTGGCTTTCCATAACCGTTACTGTGTCAAACCTGATTGGTTCGGTCTTTCTGGTACTCCATTGAATGAAGCTGTTGTTGCCGCTATGGAAATTGTTCCTAAGTTCCGTAAAGACAACCGCTTACAAATTGTGAATACTGTATTCTTGACTGATGGTGATGGTCAAAAATCATTGTATGCATATGATTCCACTGGTCGTTATACGAGCCGACAAAGTAATACAACTTTTGTTATCCGTGACCCCGTAACCAAACATGAAGAATATGTTGAAGATGGTTACAGTCGTGAATTGACTGCCGCTTACATCAAACTGTTGAAGGCACGTACCAATGCACATGTGGTTGGTTTCTATGTTCTTTCTGGTCGTGATTTTGGTTATCAAATGCAACACTTTTCTGATGCTGAAACCACTGCTGAACAGGATGAATTCAAGAAGAAATTCCGCAGTAATAAGTATCAAGTCGTAACTTCTGAAGGTTATGATGAATACTACCTACTATATGCAGAAGGTCTGGAAACAGATGATGATGCAGAATTTGAAGTGAAAGAAAATGCAACAACCCGTGGTTTTGTATCTGCTTTCTCCAAATACAATAACAACCGTAAAGCCAACCGAGTGGTATTGAACCGCTTTATTGGACTGATTGCTTAAGGATTATCATGGAACTAATTTATGCACATTCACACCAAAATAAAAAAAGTGAAGTCTTGCGAGAGGATGATGGAACTTACACCGTAGTTTTTTACAGTGGTGGTGTTTGGTCTCATCAAACAACCTCAAATAACGTAAACGAAGCCAAACGCTTGGCTGAAAATTATATTGCAAGTAAGACTACACTTTTGACTGAATGAAAAACGTACTGATTACTGGTGACCTTGGTTATATCGGAAGTCACCTTAAAAAAATTATCAAAGAAGTCCGTAAGGATATTAATATCCAAGGTTTTGATATAAGGGGTCACCGGTCAGACGTTACTGTTCCAGCCACATTATACTCCCGTCCAGGTATTGGTGATGTGACTTGGGATGCAGTCATTCATTTGGCCGCTTTGGTGAAAGTTGGTGAATCGGTTAAGAGTCCAATTTCATATTATGAAACCAATGTCAATGGTACAATCAATGCATTAA